GAAAAAGGATTAAGATTCGCTATTCGTGAAGGTGGTAGAACAGTTGGTTCAGGTGTTGTTGCTGACATCATTGAATAATAAATACAGTAATAGCAAGGGTTACAGAGTTTTGTAACACCTTGCTATTTTCTTTTTTTCCCACTTATTTCCCACTTTAGTTTTTGAAAATTTTATTTAATTTATTAATATATTTATTTTTTGATTCAGGCAATACAGCAAGATACATTTCTGTCGATGAAATTTTTTTATGTCTTAATAATTTCATAATAGTATATAAATCTGTTCCATGTAGTAAAAGTATTACAGCAAAAGTATGTCTCAAATCATGAAATTTTCTATATTTAAAATTTTTTCTTTCATTAGATAATCTTAATAAAATTTTTCGCCATACTTTTTCAAGATCTTTTTTATCTATTTGATGGCCATTGGCTGTAAAAACATACTCTGATGTGTGTGGTAATCTTCTTAATAAATTATAAATAGAATTTGACATAGGTATAATATCAATACTACTTTCAGTTTTGGGAGTTCCATCTTTTGTCTTATATCCAGTTTTTATACCTTTATCATTAAATGTTGCAGTACGAGTAGTATTATTTTTTACATATATTTCTCTTTTTTCAAAATTTAAATGTACCCATTTAAGACCAATAATTTCTCCTTGACGCATTCCTGTACCAATTGCAAAATCAACAACATCTTTATATTTATTATCTTTAAATGCTTCTCTTAATATAGGAAGTTCATCTTCTCGAAAATAATCAAATGGAAGCATCTTTTTATCTATAATTTCATCTACATCAATATCTTTATCTTTAGGAATTTTAACTAATCCTTTTCCACAAGGATTTTTTACAATATAACCACCTTTTTCACAATAAATAAAAAATTGATGTAGTAATTTATGGATATCAGTTATTTTTTCGGTAGATCTTTTTTTCTCGAAAAGAGTATTATAATAATCTTGTACTGCAAGACTAGATATTTTTTTTATAGGGATATCTGAAAAAGCAAATGGCTCTATGTGATTTCTAAAATTACCTTCATATTTTTCTAATGTTGATTCTTTAATCTCATGCTTTTTTACAGTAAAAAGCCATTTGTGTAATAGAGTTCTTGTAGTTATTTCTTTTGTTTGTATTATACCTGATTCGGCTTCTTTTTTTCTTTCGTAATATTGATCTTCTGCATCTGATTTATTTTTTCCATAAAAATCTTCATATTTTCCATTTATTTTTCTATGAATTCTATAGTATGGAACACCATTTTTGATGCAGTTAGTTTTTACTGCCATAAAAAAACCTCCATTTTTTCAAATATTTTTTATTAACACTTGAAAAAAGAAGGCTTTTCATATATAATACAAAAGTAATCACTTTTCAAGTGGTTATGTCCTTGGGTAATGTGTGTCGTTCCGCAAAAATGAAACACATTACTCTTTTTTGTTTATTATACTTTCCAACTATGTCCACAGTCTTGACAGACTGCCATACTTGAATGTTTTGTTACTAGTTTTTGTTTTTTATGTCCAAATAATTTTACAAATATCATAGGCATAGTTAAGCATATCCATAATAATGGTCTCCACCACCAACCAATAAACAACCAATACAAAATACTATGATGTTTATTTTTTAATTGTGATTCTGATACCATTTGAACATTTACGTTTGAGCTACCACATTTAGTACAAGTCATAAAATACATCCCCTTTCTTTTTATTTTCTATTTAAAGGCACTTTTATTCTCAACCCTTATAACTTCTCCTAATATTTCAATGTCTTCCATTTTTAGACCGTTTTGAATAGGAAAGTTCCACATATTCATTGCTTGTAATTCTATTTCTCCATTGTCAGTTTGTATAATTTTTCTAATGATTGGAAATCCACCTTTTATTTTTAAAAGATAAGTTTTTTTATTTAAAAATTCTTTATATTTCTTAATTATAGCTATATCTCCAACATCAAGAAGTGGAGCCATAGAATTATCAGATGCTTGTATTGCAAAAAAGTTTTTTGGATCATCTTCGGCAATATCTGGTCTATATTCATAAGGAATTGTTTGAACTACCTCATTAGTTGTAAGATTATAGACATTTATATGTTTTGTTTCAGTTCTTCCAAAATTTTTATCCATTGGAACATTATATCCCATCAACCATACTTCGTTTACATTTAAAATTTTACTTAATATATATATATTATCTTGCCTAGCAAACGCCTTTCCTTTTAAATATTTATTAATTAATGATTGAGATATTTTTTTTCCATGTAATGTTGTTTTTTCTGATAATTCAATTTGATTTATATTATTTTTTTTCATTGCTATTAATAATCTATTAGCAAATGTATCAATTTCTTCATTATTAAATTCCATTAGAACACCTCACTATCAAATAATATAATAACAAAAAAATGAAATAAAATCAATACTTCTGAAAAAAAATACAAAAAAATGAAAAAAATTCATAAAAGGTATTGACAATAATTTTTCATTGAGGTATTATAATTACGAATTATGAATTAAATTCATAAAAGAAAGAAGGTGATATAATGTTAAAAATGGATTATTCTTTATTAAGAGGGACGATTAGAACATATTTTGGAAGTGAAACAAATTTCGTAAAAGAACTACAAAATAGTGGCATGGAGATAAGCACAGGAAGCTTTTCAAACAAAATAAATAATAGATCTCCTTTTAATCAGATAGAAATAATAGGAATTTGTAACTTATTAAAAATAGACTTAAAAGAAGTCAAATTATATTTTTTTACAGAAAAATATGAATTAAATTCATAAAAGAAAGGGCTATGAATATGAAAAAAATAAAAAATGCGGAACGACACACAAAATTAAAGGAGGAAATAAAATGGAGGAATGGATTAGCTTAACAGAATATATGAAACGATTTCATATAGGTTTCAAAGAAGTAAAAAAAATGATGGACAATAAAGAACTTGAATATAAGAAATCAGAAGGTGGTCGCTTTAGAATAAAAGTTGGTGGCAATACGGTAAGTCGTGAATTATATGAAAGCGAAAAAGAAAAAAGAATACAAGCAGAAACAAAATTAGAATTATTAAAAAAAGTATTGATAGGAGAAAAATAAAAAATGAAAATAGTTAATAAAAAGAAATTTATAGTGAGAATAATAGAACTATTAGTAATAATAGCAACAATAATATTGACAGTAAAAGCAATTGCTTATGCAACAGCAATAAGAGGATACAAAGCTTATGGAGGAGAATATTTAATACCAATAATCGGATTAGTAATTATATTAGTTTTAGAAGCAATTTTGGAAGAAAGTGAAGAAAATAAAAATCAGAAATCTAATAATAAGAGAAGATAAGAATGGAAGAAATAATAGAAATGATGAAAGAGGACTTTAAAAAATATCAAATCAAAGGGATTAATAATCAAATTGCTTATGCATGTGGATATTTAAAAGAAAATGAAGATGTTACTAGGAGACAGGCAGTGGAAATAATAAGGAGAATACTTTTTGAAAAAATATAAAAGGAGAAATTGCAATGCTTAAATATTATCAAGAATTACTAAATGAATGTATTGATTTATCAGAACATAAAAAGAAACATAAGGAAATGAAATCAACATTAAATAAAATAAAAAATTTAACTTCTAAAATGAAAGGAGAAAATATGGGATATCAAAAAATAAAAGATCTTATTTCTGATATAGATGAGTTTCATAACGAAGCGGAATTAAGAGAAATTTTACAAGAAATATTATTTATATGTAATGACAATATAAATAAAAAAGAACCATCTATCAGCAACCAAACTGAAAAATAGATGATTCATAAAAAATATTTAAATAAATACTTTCTGTTTTTATTTTATCACAAAATGGTAGAAAGAGCAAGAAGAAAATAAAAAACAGCAAAAGAATTATTAAATTACAAAGGAAGGAGTGTGTAGTATGTGAATACGAAAAACAAAATAGATATTCAAAGACAGCTCGATGAATTTTATTCAACATTAGACTTTAAGCCTCTCTCTGCAAATGCTATTTCAATATATTTAGTTTTATTAGAGATAGATCGTAAGACTGACTGGCTTTATGAGTTTAGAGTTACAAATACTATTCTAATGAGCAAAGTAAAAGGATTAAGCATATCAGCTTTGCAAAGAGCAAGAAATGAACTTATTAATAATCAATATATTTTTTATAAAAAAGGAACAAATCAAAATGTTGCATCTACATATACGATAAATAAATTATACAATGATGAATTTATACAATTTGAACAAGCGAACGAACAAGCAAGTGAACAAGCGAACGAACAAGCAGACGAACAGGCAGACGAACACATTATAACTAAACTAAACTTATTATTTAATTATATTTATAAAAACGGAAGCGGAGAAAAAATTGGATTGACTCAAAACGATAAAAGCAATTTAATATTAATTTATTCGAAATTGGAATTGTATGTAAATAATAGTAAAGCTTATGAGCTTATGTCTGCTGAAAGGGTACTTGATGAAAAAATAATGCTTTGGGCTATAAAAGAAATATATTTAAGTCCGCATAAAATTTATTTAAATACACTTACAAGAGATAAATTTATATTGAAATATTATAAAACAAAAAAATATATAACAGAAAAAGAAAATTACAAAATAAAAGAAATTATAGATTACTTTATGGTTTGTTTGCACGATGAAATGGAAAATAGGAGAAGAACATGAAAAATTTAGAAAAATTATATTACAGAGAAAAAGTCCCTATATATACAAAATTAAAGCCGAAACCAACAGAAGGCAGACACTTAATAAAGTATAAAGATGAAAAGGACTACGATTATTATATATGCGATTATTGTGGAGACGAAATAAAAATTTTAAAGAAGCGAATTGAAATGGCTGGAGGAGTTGTAGTATTACCACATTCACTCACAAAAAGAGGAGAAGTAAAAGTCGTATTATGTAATAAATGTATAAATCCAGTATTAAAGGAATTGGAGGAAAAATAATGGGAAAAGAAGAACTAGAGGAAATTGCAAAAAGAAAAATGCAAATAATAGCTCAAAAAGTTAAAGAAGAATTACCAAACGGATTTGGCTTTGTAGTATTAGCATTTGAATTTAATGCTGTACCAAATACAGCTCAAATGATGTATGTTTCTAATGCTAATCGAAATGATGTTGAAAAAGCGATGGAAGAATGGATTGAAAAAACAAGAAATTCTTATGGAAATGATACAGAAAAGTATGGAGGTAAAAATGATAATAGTTAGCCAAGAACAAAATGAAATATTAAATTTTAATAATATTATGAATATACAAGTAACGAACTGTGAAGAAGATGGTTATTTAATATCTGCAGGTTTCATTGTTGGAAGAGATGACAATTATAGGGATTTAGGTTATTACAAAACAGAAGAAAGAGCAAAAGAAGTATTAGCAGAAATAGTACAAAAGTATTCTAGCTATTTACAATTAAATGGAGTGTGATACAAATGATATATGAATTTGAAATGATAGGAGATATTGTTGGAAAAGCAAGACCTCGAATGAATACAAGAACAGGAAAAGCTTATACACCAACTAATACTAAAAACTATGAATATTTTTTGAGACAATGGTTTATTAGAGAATATCCTAACTTTACAACAATAGAAACAAGAGTAAAGGTAACAATTATAGCTTACTTTGCTATTCCAAAAAGTACAAGTAAAAGGAAAGAAGCGGAAATGCTAGCAGGACTTATAAGTCCAACAAAGAAACCTGATGCAGATAATATTATAAAAATAGTATTAGATGCTATGAATAAATTTGCTTTTAAAGATGATACACAAGTTACAAAATTAGAAATTGAAAAGAAATATAGTAGAATACCTAAAATTTATATAAAAATTGAGGAATATTAGGAGAAAAGCCTATGAAGTGTATAAAATGTGGAAAATATCCTTTTTGTAACAAAATAAAAAATTCACAGCAAGAAGCTTGTGAAGAATTCATAAAAAGATCATTAGGAATAAAGATTACAAGAGAGGAAGAGGAAAAGAATGAAAATAGATAATATAGATGAAGTTGAAGCTTTTGCAAAAGAAATGAATTATTTTTTTACGTACATAGAAAGGACAAATTCAGATTTAAAAAATGAATTAAGAGTTAAAGAATTAGAGCAAGATGATTTATTACATGAAATAGAATTAAGTAAATTAAATGCTTTTGAACTTTCAAAGGTGGCAGTTAGATTAAGAGATGTTAGACAAGAAAGAAGAGTAATAAAGGACAAGCTTGAATTTATATCAACATTAAAAGGATTTTCTGATAAATATAACAATAAGCTAATAACAGGCGATATAGCACAATTATTAAAAAATATAAGAATTCTAAAAGAAAACTGGGATACTAGAATATATAAAACTAGAGTTTTAGAAGATTTAAAAATTAGTAAAATGAAAAAGAAAGAGGAAAGCGAATGATTAAATTTTTATTAGGTTTATTCATAGGAACATTTATAGGAATTGCAATTATGTGTTTGATGTTTGTAGCAAAAGATACTGAAGAATGAAAGGAAAATAGATATGCCAAAATTTAATAATATAGATTATAAAGAACTTTTGACAGATGTACAAGTTGTATATAGTTGTCCATATTGTAATAAACAATTCTTCAATAAAAATTCATATAGGAATCATATAGTAAAAGGTTATTGCACAATGTGTGATATTAAAACAGGTAAAAGTATAGAAATTGAAATACCATTAGATTGGCTGGGGAGGGATTAGAGATGTTAGTTCCGATAGTAGATATGAACGAATTTGAAAAAGTAGGTTTTAAAAAGTGTAAAAAGCCTTATGACAATTGTTATTATTTATGTTTCTCAAAAGGAATACAATATATTTTTTTAAGTCCTGTAATGATAGATATTGAAAAATGGGAAGAGGAAGATCCAAGAATACATAAAAATGCTAATTGTAGATATAGAGATGAAAGAACAGCACAAGATTTTATGTGTGAATTGATACAAAATAAAATGGTAACATGTGATTATTTAATTAAGAGGTGATTCAATTCATGAGTAATATTTATGATATGTCGGGAAAAAAGAAAGTGATATTTACAGAAAATCTTGAAACCAATATTACATATAAAGAAATAATGAAAATAGTAATAGAAAATGCAACAGAAGAAGGATGTCATCAAATATTTTGTGATGGTGGAATAAATATGTGTCCATCAGATATATTTGGATCAGAAAAAATAGACAAACAAAAAGAAGAGGATATTTGCAATTATGAAAGTATTGGCTGTACAAAATGTTGGACTAATGCAATAAAAGGATTGGAGGGGAAAATAAAATGACAGAAGAACAGATACAAAAAATGCAATTAGCTAAAAGCAATATATTAAAGGGAGAAGATATAGAAGCTGCTGCATATATATTAGAAAAATGTGTATTTGATAATGTGATTATTATAGGAGGAAGAGTTAATTATTTAAAAATAGCGACAAGACAAATATTAGATTTCATTAAAAGATATAAGGAAAGCGATTATGAAACGATATGCCTAGAAAATAACGAATTACGAGAAATAGCAGACAGAATTCAAAGTGAATACAATGAGTTATTAAATAAAAAAAGAATAAATAGTGAATACAGACCATGTATAGTTAGAAATAAAAAAGCATTATTTCATAAATGGGTACATACAAAAAATTTATTAGGTCAAGAATTTGAAGTTGGATTAGTAGAATATGAAAATGGACAAATAGGAGAGACAACACCAAACAGTATAAAATTTTGTGATGCAAAATTAGATGAATATTGTTTTACAAAGGAGGAATAATCAATGGCTGAAACAAAAAAATATAAAGTTATATGTTGTAATTGTAATAAAGAGATATATGCAACAAAATCAATATTTCATAAAATGGGCATGTTTGATTTAGGACAAGGAAGATGTTTACATTGCAATACAAGTTTACAATTAATATATGAGCCGGAAACAGACACGATGAAATCAAGATTATATGATGATTTTATAAAAGAAAGACAAAGCAAAATGAAAAATTAAATTTATATGGAGGTACTAAAAGATGAAGTGTACAGGAAAAGAATGGGATACTTGCAGAGTTGAAAAAATGGGATGCAAAGGATGTTATTATGATGAAAAAGAATTTGTAACATTCACAAAAGATGAAGAAGCGATAAATGTATATTTTGTAAAAGATGGTATAAAAGTTGCAGATATTTTAATGGGAGTAGCAGCAACAATAAAAATTATTATGGAAGAAACCGGAAAAGACAAAGAAACAGTATTAAAAGTAGTTAATGAAATGATTGATGAAGCCAATAAAAAGAAAAAGGGGAAAAATAATGAAAAATGATAAAGTAGAAAATATAAAACAAGCAATATTTAGAATGATTTGCAGAAATGATGTTTGTATTATGAATCCTCGGTTATGTTATTAGTACAAGAGGATTAGCAGATATACAAAATATCTCATATTACAAAGCTAGAAAATACTGTAAAGAATTAGAAAAAGAAGGATTGATAGAATTTATTAGAGAATATATACCAGATCAATTTAGTTATGAAGGAGAATTAGAAAATGAAGCTTTTTGGAATATTGGTTGGAGAACAACGAAAAAGGCTTTAGAAAAAGAAATATGGAAACAAGAAGAAGCGGAAGAAGAAAGAATACGAAAAGAAGTGTGGGGGGATTAAGATGGGAAAACTGGATTTAGAAAATTTACAAAGCATAATAGAACATTTAGAAGTATCAAGAACAAATACTGAAAATATTATTGAAGAACAAAACATGACTTTATTTCATTCAAAAGATTATTACGAAGGACAATTGGATACCTACAATGATGTAATAAGAATGCTAAAAATATATCAAGAGAATAGTAAGGAGAATTTATGAAAGAGATATTATTTAAAATATTAGTTGTATTACTTAGTCCAGTATATTTTATGTTTTGGATATTTGCAAACATAATGGGATTGGCGATGGAAATTGGACAACCAATATTAGATGTTGTACTGGAAAAAGTAGAAAAAATGTCATCTTTTTGGAAAGAATTTTTTAAAGGAAAAAATAAATGAAAAAAACACAAGAAATAAAATATAAAGATGAAATATGGGAAAGAATATTAAATTCTAAATATGAAATTAGTAATTATGGAAGAGTCAGAAGATTTTATAAATACAAATATAGATATTTAAAAACATTTAGAAAAGGTTCAATACAAGTAATAAAATTACATATTGATGAAAAAGGAAAGGACTACAATGTAGCAAAACTTGTAATTGAAACATTTAATAGAAAATTAAAAGCAGAAGAGGTAGCATATCACAAAAATGGAATAATATCAGACAATAGATTATCAAATCTTCAAATTACAACTAGATCAGAAGCGGGTAAAAGAACTGGTTGGCAATCTCATAGAAAATCAATTGTAATGCTTGATAATGAAGGTGTTATAATAAAAGTTTTTAAAGGTACAAGAGATGCAGCAAAGAATTTATTTATAAGTCGACAAACAGTAAGTGATTATTGTAATAAAAGAGTAGAAAATCCAATGTATGATTTATATTGGGGAGATGAATTAATAGATAAAGAAGGGGAATAGATAATGAAACAAATTGATTATAAAAATATTACAATTGGACAAGTTCAATGCTTAAACAAAAGTGGATATTTTTCTGAAATGATTTGTGATGGAGATAATTTAAAAGTAGGACTATCAGAAGAGGAATATATAGAAGCGGAAAAGAAAATAAAAAAACTTATTGATGACGTTATGAAACCAGTAGTGGAAGCATTTGAACAAATTGCTAAT